AAACTTTATGTAAATAAAAAAGACATACAAATGTATGCCTTTAATTAATTATCTTTATTCTTTTTCTTCATATATTCCTCAAATTGCTTCTTAGCCCATTCTGGAGCATCTTCTTTTATGGTCCAATCCCACAGATCCATATTTACATAATCCATGAAGTCTTGATATCTTCCTATCATTATTTTCCCATCTCCTTATCAATAATCTTTAATATTTCCTTAGATAATGGTTGAGCTGCATCTCCATTAGCCATAGCATCTGCAAATGCTTCTGCTAAAGTCTCTTTTCTAGATTCTAATGCATATCTGGACAAATTTTTTATTGTAGCAGATTTATCTTTCATTTCTGTAATTCCTAAATTCTTAAAAGCTTGATTAATTATATCAGTTGATGCAGGATCTGAACTGTAAGAGTAGTACATTGTTTTCATGTCTTCCTTAGTCATTGTGTCATGTTTAAGATTAGATAATCCCTTTTTCTTAGCTGTTAAATAAGCATCTATTACATGCCCCATCTCATGTACTATTATATCATTATAAGTAGTACCTTTTGGATGAAAGCCTTTCTCTATATCATTATTATAATATTTTTCTGCTTGTTCTACATTACCCATTAATGTTGTAGATGTTTTAAGAGTTAATACATTACCATTTTTACCATAGCCATATTTAAAATAAGCATATGTGCTTTTCATTGGTCCTGCTTCAAAGTTCCTTACAAAGCCTTTTATATCTGGGTATTTATCAAAGATTTTCTTAGCATTATTAACTATTGAAGTAGCCATATCTGGTGACATTTTTGTGCCAAAAGATACTTTTTCAAAGCCATAATTTTCTTTAAGATATGAAGCAGCTTCTTTATTATTTTTGAATGATAATTGCTCTTTAGCAGCAGCTGCCTTAGTAGGTTTGATTTGTATTTCTGCAATCTTTGTTTTCTTTACAACTGGAATAATTGTGCTTCTACAATTAGGATGCAAAGGTGGTAAATTCTTTCCTACAGCTGCATCAGCTAAGTTAAATACTTTACCATTCAATTTCTTGCATTCTGATGATGTTCTATCATCTATTTCTGCTAAGAACTCATATTGCTGCACTACTCCAGAATCAGAATAAGCATTTAATGTTCCTTGTGTAACTGCATAATTTGTTTCAGTTCTTACTAGTCTTGATGCTTGATAATATAAGGAGTTGCATCTATCCATTAATTCTGTAGCCATCTTTTTAACTGATGATCCTTTTATCAGATTCTTAGATAAATCATCATTAATATAATTTAATAATTGCTTTTTATTATTCCAGATCCTATCACTAAACATTGAACCAGCATAAGGATATTCTATAATCTCCTTTACTGCTTTTAATGGAGTTACTGCTGCTCCAGCCATATTTAATGATTCCAATGTGTTTTTATATTCTCTTTGATACATTTTTGTTAAATGATCTTCTATTGATATTTGAACATTATGGGCTGTTTCTATTAGAACTGCATCAATAGCATCTATAAGAGCCATTTGTTGAGTCAAATATGCTCTTGCAGATAATCTATTAATTTCACTTAATATAAAAGGACTATGTGAATTGTTATATATTTTCTTTAATCTAGCCATATGAGCTTGATAATTTTGCATTTGAAAAGGAGTTAATGCTCTTTGTGCTTCTTGATATGTTAAATTATTTTCTGTGGCATAAGTATTATACCAGTCATTAAGTTCTTTCTTTACTTCTCTGAAAGCTTGTGAATATAGTTTATTTATTTGTGCTATTATTTCATCTTCTGATAATTTAGCAGCAGCATCTCTGTCTGCAGCTCTTTCTTTCCAATAAGCAGGAGACCTCATGTTTGAAATGTATGTCATGTGTATGCTCCTTTATTTCAAACTTAAAAAACCTAACAGTAAACAAATAATGCACAATATAAAACCACCTACAGTAACTAATAATGTAGGAGCTAGAATAATTCCCCATGAAACATTTGTAATTCCAAGTATTTTAAGCATTCCAGCTATAAAAGTAAATAAAATACATAGCTTACTAAACATTTATATCACCTACTCATTATTATTGTCATACATCTGTATGCCTTCTGATTCTTCTATATTATTAAAGTTATAATCAAGCCCAGGCATATTTGAATGCTTTTCTTCCTGCAGCTTTTTATATTCTTCTTTTGGTTTCTCTATAAATTCTAGTTGAGATAATAAAGTTTCTGTTGATACAATACCAGATAGCTTAGATATTAAATCAGCTTGTTCTAATGCATTAGTTGGTAAAGCTCTAGTAAACATTATTTTGATTCTTTTATAATCATAATCTTGTCCTATCATAGCTAATCTATTATGAATTAGCTCCAGCATCCTTTGTAATGATTTTCTCCACTTAGCTTCCTTCTTAGCCATGTCTTTCTCTAATCCAAATAATTTGAATTTAAGAGCAACACCAGAAGCATTACCAGAGAATGATTCATCTGTTAAAGCTGGAGTTTTAGTAAGTTTATGAAAATCATTTGTTAATCTATTTAATACATTTTGTATATAAGTATCATTTATTGATTTAGTAATGAACTCTACTTCTCCATCTGTATCAGTTAATAATACCCTATTATTTTTCATGTCTTGAATATCTTCATCTTCAGTAGAACTTAAATTCTTTAAATGCAGATAAGCATTATCAAAGTATTCTATTTCATTAACAGAAGAACTCATAATGCTCTCTATAGCATCAACTATAGATATTGCATCCTCATAGCAGCCCTTTCTTTCCTGTGATTCTATAAACTCTATTACTGGTATATCACCAAAATAATTAGCTTCTTCTTTTACTAATGTTAAGCTGCTTAAAGAACCAGTATAATATTGAATTTTATCTTTATTAAATACTGTTAATTCTAGTATTGTATTGTTAGTTACAGTATCTTTATATTCAAAATATCTTATAGCACCTACTGGATCTGCAGCTAAAGAATTATCATTAACTAAAATAATGTTTTCTGGAGACTCTGCTGCTAATCTCAATTGTCCATTTTCATCAATCCATAAGATCAAGAATGCATGTCCATATATTGCAGATAACTTATCCAGCTCTGCATTAACATCCTGGAAGTCATTATATTCTAAGATATCTAATATAGCTTTTTCTTGTTTCTGGTTATCAGATGTAAATGTTAATGGCTCTCCACTAAAGTAACCAGATCTAATATCTACTGTAAATGCTGGTAGATTGGAAATAATTTTATTATTAGGCTTAGATAAATCTTCAATATGCCTGTACAATATTCTGTGGTTTCCTATGAAGTAATCATAATTCAACTCATATTTAGTATGAAAGCTTTTATGTTCATTTACTACTGTAGATATAGCAGCTGAATCAAGTTTCTTTTTATTAGTTTTAAATACTGGAATTTTAAATCTTTTATTAATCATTTTAGTGTTTTCACCTTCTTTATAAACCTAAGTTAAGTTTCTTTGATGTAATTTTATTTCTAAGTCTTATTGTTTCCATAGCATATCTTAGAGCATCCATAAGGTGGTTATAGTCATCTACTGGCTTATTTAAAACAGTTCCTGCTTTATTATCCCAAACATAATTATTAAGCTCTAGTAATGTATTTTCACATTTAGAATGCACTATGATTTTATAATCTTGTATATTTTGAATACCATTTAGAATTGAATCTTTACCTTTTTGAGCTGGTTTAATTCTTGAAATGCCTTGCCTTCTTATATCATCTATAGATTTTGGCTCTGCTGAATCAGCAATGATTTGTTCTTTAGAATAGCCTTTATATTTAATCATTTTTACTATGTCATTATTAGACATTGCTTTTTGATAGTGTTCATCAAAAATATATAATTCTTTAGCAGCTGTATCTACAATAGCAGCAATAAAAGCAGTAGGATCATTTGTATAACCAAAGTCCAAACCAAATATAGCTTTTGCTGTAGATCTTTTTGCTATTAAAGTATAATCAAAGTCTTGCTCTATGAAATTATCATATACAAGCCCTTCTGCTATACCCCAATTTCCTAGCCCTTCTATATTGTATCTTCTAGGATTATTCTTCTTCATAGCTTCAAATAAAGCTATATCATCAGCTCCTAACCATTCATTACACATATAATTAGTAGTCATTGCTAATATATTAGGATCTGCTGTATCAAAAAATTTTTTCTTTAACCAATGTTTCTCTGACCATGGGTTAAAGGTTATTATAATTTGCTTATAATATCCATCTGGTAATTGTCCTCTAATAGACATGTCAACTTTATTGAATGAATCTTCATCCATAATCTGAAATGCTTCTTCAAACCATGCCCAGCATAGATAACCATGCTCTACAGTAATTGAAGTAATAGACATTGGATCATCTAATCCTCTGAAAAGGATTTTCTGACCAGTAGGAAGAAATGTTGCTTCCAAAGGTGACTTTGAGAAATGCCATAAGTGAGCCACATTAAGATTATGAGCAGCCCATTTTAATTGTGTCCATGTAGAATCTTTGTGAGTGTTAAAAATTCTTCTAATAACTAATGTATTAGCTAAAGGATATTTCATCATTTTATAGATAATCTTTTGAGCAGTAGTAGTAGATTTTTTAGATCCCCTTGATCCTTTACAAACTAAATATCTATGTTTAGATCTCCAGAAGCTCCCATAGCCCCTGCCTATTTTATCTGGTAGATTAATATTAATCAATTAAATCATCTTCTCCAGAAAATAATATTTGTTGTGATATATCTGCTTCTATTTTATCTTTAAATAATCCATATCTCTTACCTAATAATTCAGCAGCTTTTATTCTGTCCTTAATAGCTGTATTCTTTTTAACCTTAACTGGTTGAGATGTTCCTTCACCAGTTCCACAAGTTACTACAACTTCTTCTGTTACATTATCTCTCATTACAGCTGTAAGGTGTGCTAAAACTTCATCTTGTGATGCTACAATATCATTATCTTTTGATTCCATTCTTTCTTGTATATAATTTTTAATTCCTACATTATCCAACAATAAATAAGATTTTGCTTTTGCATAACTTTCTGAATATCCTGCTTTTATTGCTGCATCATAAGCATTTAATTATCAGCAAATAATTTTTGTTTAGCATTTAGTTTAGCCATTAGCTCACCTTCTTTCTGTTTATATTTTTCTTGTATTCATTTTATTTTTGGAAAAGTGGAAATTCCCCTTATCAAATTATTTATTTTCTTCATTATTTTTGCTTTTCCACTTCTATTAATGCTGTGTAATCATTCTTTATAGTTACTTTGTAGTCATTATTGCAGCCTGGACAAATAAAAAAAGATTCTCCAGTTGAATAATTACAACCAGTTGACTTTAATTCAGATCCACAGTCATAACAATAATTACATTCTTCCATTTGTGGTATCTCCTATTTTGTATATTAATTAATTGGTGAACATTCAAAGATTTGAACTCTGACAGCTATTGCAGCTGGTTTCCTACATATCCATAAAAAAAATAACCAGCCCAAAGTTGGACTGGTTGACAAAAGGAGTGAAAAAAGTGTCTTTAAAGATAAGTTTTTATAAGAATAATTTTGTGTACTCCAGATACATTAAGGAGGAGTTAGCATCTGGAGCATAATTAAAAGGAGGTCAATAATTATGAAATTTTATCATGTTATTAATAATAAATATTAGATATACAACTTACATATATATAAAGGCAACAGCCCCCCCCATTTTTTAAAGACTGAAAAAAAATTTCATACATGCAGCATACAAATGTATGCCATAAAAAAAGAATCTGCATTTTAAGCAGATTCTAATAGATTTATAACTTTACCTAATTGTTTAAATAAAGCTACCCTATATTCTTTTATTACAGCAGGATCTGTTGATCCATTATTATATTTTTTCATTGTAGCCATTGACACATTATCTATTAATGCTTCTATTATCATATCTTCTTCTAGATAATCATTTAATGCAACTCTAAAGTCTTTTGCATCTAATATAGTTTCTAAGATCTCTTGCTGATCCATTAATGTTGCAACTCTTTGAGATACATTACCATATTTTAATTCATATGCTTTAGATACTCTTTCAGCTATTCTTTTTCTCATTGTTCTAGCTTTATCTATATCTTTATGTTGAACTTCTCCATTTAAGAATGCTAACTGTTTCTTAGTTAATATATTTGATTTATTTTTATTGAACCAGTTTAAGAATTGATTCATCTTTTCCTTATTATTATGATGCATTAAATTTTCTATTTCTTTTGCTGCTAATATATCTTCAATTGTTAAAGGTTGTCCATCATCTTTAGTTCCTAATTGAGATGCAGCTATTTCTATTATTTCAATAATAGCTCCATTTCTATCTTTTTTACTTTTTGGAATTAAATTCTCTTTTAATTTAAACATAGTCATTGAATATACTGGACCAGCAAAAGCTTTATTATCTAGTCTTAATTCTTTTGCAGTTAATCCTTCTGACACAATTAACATTGATTCATATAATGTAGCATATACTTCATCTCTTATAATGTCTGAACTCCATTCTATAGAGTATTTAGGAATTGCTGCAGCAACTGCTTTAGCAGCTAAGTCTTTATTATAATATTTAAATCTGATTGTTTGAGAATTTTCTGTAGCATTTGCTTCTTGTAAATCAATTAATAGTATTTCAACCATTTTTTCAATTAAATTGTTTATTATTTGTTTTTTCATAAATATTACCACCTTTATTTGTTTCTTTTTTAAATTTAGCACCCTATTGAGACACTTTTCCTAATGATTTATAAAGATAAAAAGTCTTTCATCAGATGCTCTTGTTTATCTATTACTGTGTTATTAAGTTTTTTTCACATTGAATTTTTATTTTTTTAGAAAAATTTTAAGAAAATAACCATTGGCTGCTTGATGTGTCATACCATAATACATGTTTTTTATTATTTAAGATTTGTTGCTCCCATTTGATTATATTTTCTGGATTCTTAGGAGATCCAGATCTATTTACATTGTAGATCAATCTATTCTCTATAGATTTAGCTAAGTCTGTATTTAGCTTAGATATTGCTTTACTATCATCAGATTTGTAAACTGATATATACCATTCTGTATCTTCATGATCTATTGCTATTAAATCTATTTTATAATGCTTATCTGTATATTCATCTGCCATGTAAATCTCTTTAAATATAGAAGTATATTCAGATAATGTATTCAATAAATTGTATTCATGAATCATGTTTAAGAAGTTCTTTATTCTATCTTTAATGTAGTAATATAGCTGTGAATCTTCTCCTAATATATCTATTCTTAGATATCTTTTATTCCAATTACCTTCTGGATAATATTCTGGCTTTCCATATATACCTTTAGTTTTTAACTTCTCTGGGTTTCCATCTTGATTCATCATGTACCACACATAATCTGCTAGGTATTGCAGCTGTTCTTCCTGGTCCACTCCTTGTAGTATAGGATCAATTAAATCCTTTTTTATATTTCCTGTAGGAAGATATTCTGAAAATCCATCTATGGCTTGTGCCATTCTTCTGTGTTTATTATTATTGTGTTTCATTTTAAAATGTCTCCTTTATAATGTAAGTTAATATCAAAAGTTGTATCTTTAGTGTGTTGTTAGTATTTTTGATACATATCTTTCAATTAACTATTACTATTGGAAACATTCTTTTTCACAGTAAATAAAAAAATTTTTTTAAAAAATATAAAAGTGTGATATAATTATAAAGAATTAAGCAAAAAAAAAGAAAGATCTGCCTGGTTGTGAGCAGATCCTTCTCAATATAAACTATATATCTTTACTTTTAAATCCAGTCTTTCTTAATGCATTCTTTGAAAGGCTGTATTTTTTTATGTCTTCATTTTTTACAACTATCTTTTCTAGTTCTAATTGTGCCACTACTACTGGAAGTATTGATGCAGCATATCTTGTTCCTATGCCTTGTTTTTTTGCATAGCTCATAAAGTCATCCTTTAAGAATATTCCTTTTCTAGCCATTGTTCTCTTAGCCCAAGCTATTAATGTATTTATATTCTCCTTAGATGCTTCTGTTTCTTTATACTCTACTTTTGTAGATATTTTTTTCTCTATAGCACTAGCAGCTCTTTGAGTCATTCCAACAGAAGTAATACCAGCTTTAGATGCTCTTTCTTTTATATTATTTGCTTCTAATAATAAAGCTGTATTCCATAATGGAATTGAGTAATATTGAACAGAGTGAATTAAATTCTTTTCTATTTTATGCTTTAAAGACATTTTAAATCTAGCTGGAGCTACTTTTTCTACTTCTTCATCAGAAACTCTTCTTATAAGCCCAAGCATAGTTAATTCTGCTAATTGAGTTTT